GCCGCATATGATAATAAAGTAGATCCATTAAATACTTTAATGTCGCCTACTGCAAATATTTCAAAGCTGTAAGCAAAGGTTGTTTGACTACCAGAAGCAGTATATCTATTTCTTGGTGTTGTGTCATTAACTACTATTGCCATAATACTACTCCATATACCATTATTCTAATACATTCACAACATTTTTTTCTGCAGAATTAAATAACCATTTTAAATAAAATACATTATTAAACGGAATAAATCTTCTAGCAATAGATGCCCTTCTATCTAAAGAAGTATCTTCACTAAATAATTTATATAAATCTGATCCCATTCCTGCAACTGGTCCAAATGGTTCTGATATTATATCTTCTGGTGTACCAGTAAAAGGATTCTTTTCTCCCATTAAAGGTCTTATACCAAAATTATTATTAGACATAACTTCTAATATATTATTAATATCTAAAAAGTATGAAGTTAAACCAGAATATTCTATAGCTTTTAATATTCTTTCTTCTTCACTTTTATATGCCCACCATCCAGGATTTCTAACATAATCACTTAACATCCCAGCGGCAAACATAGCCATTGTTCCTGACATTACACCCTTATGTCTACCTTGTAATGTACTTATCATAATTTTATTCATAGCGGCAAAAGACCAAGATAAAAACTGCATAGGTATCTTAAATAAATTATGATGTCTATCTTTCATTCCTTTAGACCAATGACTAAATTTAGCTTTACCATAATGAAAATATGTTTTGTCTGCATCTGAAGGTGTTACTATTGTATTATTTTGTTCTGCTGATATTGTTGCTAATAAATCTCTTGCTAATACTGGATCATCATCCATCCATTTATCTATATTTGTATAGTAAGTATCTTTAGCTTTATACTTTTTAATACCATCATATTTTATCCAATGTTTATAAAGCCTTTTTAATTTATCTTTACCAAAACCATAACTAGCATAGATCATTATATCTTTATCATAGCCTTTATATCTTCTACCAGTAGATACTGCTTCAGCTAATCTATAAATATTATCATTTGCAATCCAAGCAACTTGTCTTTTCCATAATGCAGTCCATTGATTTAATAAATTTACACTATAAAAACCTGTATTAATTTTACCTAATCCTTTAAGGATCATGTCACCTAATTTACCAAATGCTCGATTATATGTATTACTAGATTGATCAGCTTGGTCAGCTACCCTTTGTCCACCAACATTTAATCTAGTATCAAAACCTTCTCCACTCATTAATGTTGCTTTACCTGCTCGTCTTTTAGCTTCTAATGCTAATAAGTTTGTTTGCCAATCTGCTATTTCTCTACCAAATGTATCTTTAAAACCTTTAGCAAGTACAATCTTCATAGGATCTGCAGCTCCTGCTACCATTGCTGAACCCATCATTAATGATTGTGCTAAATTCATTAAGCCTTGTATAAATTGATTGCCCTTAGAACCCATATCTGTATTTTGATTTATACGACCTAATGTTATATCTATAATATCTTCACCTGTATCTCTATGCATAACTAATCTTTCTTGTACTGCATTTGGATTTTGTTCTATTTCATCTGCATATCTAATAATAATGTCTTCATTTATTCTATATAATTCATGAGTAGAGAATCTATCACCATCAAACATTCTTGCCATTTCTAAATTTCTACCAATTCTATTTAAGTAACTTCTCATAATAATTGTAGAATCAGTATCAATAAAGTCAGCAATACCATTATATTCTTTTAACAACATATAATTAGGAATATCTATTTTTCTTAATTTAGCATAAGAATTAGTACCTCTTGAATGAATGTTGTCTATGTTTTGATTTTCACTATCTCGTACAATTGTATTTACAGTTCTTTCTGCTTTATCTCTAGCAATCATATCTATTAAATTTTTATCTACTGGATAATATGTACCTGTTTTTTCTCCTGCTTTTTTGTATTTAAATCTTTCAGCACCAACTTTTAAATAACTAACAGCAGTTTTTAATTGTGCTTTAGGATTCTTAATAAATTGTTTCATTAAAAATAATGTAAAAGCTTCTCTATTATCTGTTATTGCTGGAACCATGTAATCTCTATGAATATAAAATGATTCGTTATCCATAGCTTTTTTTTGTCTATCTCTACGACCTACAGTAGCTATACCTTTTTTTAAACTAGCAAAGTATGCTTTTTGATTTATACTCATACCTTCTTTCATTTTTTTTAATATTTTATTTAAAGCATTTACTTGTCTATTTGTTGCAATATACTCAACACCTTTAAACTCAAACAAATCTACACCCAATCTTTTAAATTCTTGAGCAGAATCTAATCTTTCTTTTAATACTTTATATAAAGTATACGTATCTTTAGACATAGATTGTACTTTTGCATCTTCTAAAATTGTTTTAAATATTTTTAAATCTTCTAAATAAGAACCTTCTAAATATTTTTGAAAGTATTTTATTTCATCACTATCTATATTATATCTACCACCATAATCTTTTTGTTTTACAGTTTGCATAATATTTTTAAAAGCATCAGAAGCATTATCTCTTTGTTTTTTTATTGAAGTAAGTAATTCTTCTAACCTACCACTAGCATTTTGTGCTAATACATCACGAAAAAATAATTCTTTTTCTATACCTCTTAATGTATCTAAATGTTTACCAGCATAATATTGTGCGTTCATATGTAATGTTTCTATAACAGAATTAGGAATACTAAATTTACCTTTTTTTAATTTTAATTGCTTTTCATATCTTGATAAATCTTCTAATACTTCGCCAAACTGTCTATAAGCATTGTTAAATCTATATTGTAAATTTTCTCTTGTATTAAAAAACTTTGCTTCATCACCTTCTTTTTTAACTAATTTCATTGTTTCATTAAATTTCTTAGCAACATTTACAACTTGTGGTATTGGATGTTCTATAACACCAAACTTTTCTGGTCTACTTGCGTTCATTATTACTTTACCTACTTCTTGATTAAACATAGCAGGTGTCATTACAGATTTATCTTTTCTACTAGCCAAGAATGATCTTAATGCTGTACTATAATATCTAATATCCATACTTAATACTTCTTTAGTTTCTTTTACTCCAGTAAACATTGCTTGATATTCATCTCTAGCATACTTTACAAAGTTATTTAACTCCCACAATTCCCATCTTTTTGCATTTAATGCAACAGAACCACCAGATACATTACCATCACCAGTAGGTTCAATGCCATGTTTAGCATCTCTATACATCACACCACGATCACCCAAAACTTTTTCAGCCCATTGTCTATTAGATTTTACTTTCCATCTTGTAACCCATTGACCATAAGGTCCACTTTTCATAAACACTTCTGCACCATATGCTTTTTCTGGTAAAGCATCTGGTTGTTTTTTTCCTAATGTTTTATCTGCAAAATTGCTTTTTAAATACTTTTGATAATCAGAAGGCTTAGTTCCAAAAGTTGCTTTTAACATATCTGCGTCACTTAATTCTAATTCTTTTGGATTTATAGTAACTAATGCATCATCTATTTTATCATTCTTAAATGCAGGTTTAGGTTTTACTATTGTTCTTTTACCTAATGACCCATCTATTTTGCCATTATATATAGTGTTATTTCTTTGCCTTCTAATTTCTCTAAGTGCTAAATCATTAATACTATTTTCATAATCAGCTAATCTTTTTTTATAATTAGGATCAGTTCTTTTTAAAAAACCTAAAGACTCAGGTGCATTACGTGTATGCATTACTTCATGCATAATAACAAAATCTAACCATTCTTGTGGATTATTAAATGTATCTTCTGGTAATGCTTTTACTCCTGATAGTTTTGGATTTGTCCATGCTTTATTTCTATACATTTCATTCATTATATATTTAGCATTAACATATATTATTTTTTTCTTATTATTTGTATAAGCTGCAATAACTCTTATTCTTCTGGTTGTTGGTTCAAATGGACCTTCTTCTCCTGGAAAAGCACCACTATCATCCTTTTCGCTTGTTCTTTCTAATTCAAATAATTCTCTATCTGTTAATGGTGGGTCTGGAGGTGGTCCTTCTTCTCCTGGAAATCCTCCACTATCATCTGATTCTCTAGTTCTAGCATTTTCAAATTCAGCTAACTCTTTTTCATATTGCCTTACTGCTTTTACATATCTTTCTGATGGTACTTCTTCTGTAATTTTATTAGTAGTTACAAATTGTATTTTATATCCTTCTGGCATTTGTGGAATAATAACATCACTTACATTTGCATTACCATCTCCATCTATTTTAACAATAGAAGGTCTTGCCATAGGTTGTTTTTTTCCATATCTTCCATCAAAAGTTAATTTAGGTTCATATGTTATTAAATTAGGATTTGCTCCTTGTGTTGGACTGCTATCATAAGTAATTTGTTTAGGCTCTGATAATATAGTATTACCATCAAAATCACCATCATATGTTATTTGTTTTACTTCATCTGCACCATCATCATAATGACTTGCTTTTGTATAATTGCTACCTAATTTTTTTGTAAACTGTGCTATGCTTCCACCTAAAACACCACTTAGTATTGTGCTTCCTCCAATAGCCATAACACTTTCTATAGGTTGATAATGTGGATCATTATACCCTCTAGCAAGTTCTTGACCTGCTGTTAATGTAGCACCAGCAGTAGCCATTCTTTTAGCACCTCTCCAAAAACCTAATCCCCATACAGTAGGTATTGGTATTAAATTTATTGGGTCAAATAAACCTGCAAATAAACCTGCACCTATTGATTTATTTATAGATAAATTCTGCCTAACTTGATCCATTTCATTCCATATATTAGTTTTGTAATCAAATTCTTTTTGTGACTTAGCCATTACTAAATCTTCTTGTAATTCAAATGGTAAATCTGCAATCATTTCTCTACTAACTTCAAACTCTGGATCTTCTTCAAATCCAAAATAGTTACCTTGTGCAACTCTATCTGTAAAAGGTTTATATACAAATTTATATGTATCTCTAACATCTTGCCAAAATGTTCTTGACCTACTTGGAGCAGGATTTCTATTAGTAGTTAGTATATTTGGAAAACCTGTGCGAGATTCACTCATCCATCATTCCAATATTTTGTAAATTTATCTTTTGTATTTATATCTGTTCTAGTATTATAAAATACTTTATACATATTATATGCTTCATCTGCTGTGTCATATGATTCTTTAGCACCTTGTGTAGATACCCATAATCTTAAAACTGCTATAGAAGCTAAAGGTATATTTAAATCTTCATATGTTAAATCTTTAAATATAAATTTTTTGTTTTTACCTAACATATCTGGAAAATCTCTGTTAATGCCATCTTCAATTTTCTTAACTGTATCTGCAAATATTTGTCTTAATCCAGTTCCTGCGTTACCATATTTATCTGCGTTTAATTCTTTTTTATGTCTTCTTTTTAAATCATCAAATACACCAACAATTTCTTTTTGTGTTTCTGGGTCTATTCTTATTTTATCCATTTGTGCTATTCCAAAACTAACTCTATTAGGTTTATATGTATTTGCATTCGTTCCATGATCACTTTCTGTACCTAACGTAGCCATCATATATTTTCTATTAGTTGAATTTTTACCTTCGGTATATCCTAAAATAGTATTTATTCCTCTTAATGATACCATTCTTCCTCTACTTTTAGGTTGTGTAAATGATAAACTTGGATTATAAATGCCCATAAATTCTTTATAGTCATTACTAATTATTTTTTTTAATTTTCTTTCTCCAGCTTCAGCATCTTCTAAAGTATTATACGTTGGAAATTGATCTAATCCTCCTATACTTCTAATATAACTTTCTCTAACTGCTTCTTCTCCAGGTTCTATTTCTCTAAAAACTAATTTATTATTTTTAAAATCTGAAATAACACTTGGTACTAAATGATAAGTAGTTTTTACATTATTATTGTAACTTGATGTTTGATGTGTGCTAGATATTATTTCACCTCTTGAAGTTGTTACAGAGCCATCATCATTTACTATATGCATATTAGCACCTAATATTAATCTATGCCTATTTATATATTTTATATCTTGTGGAGTTAAATTTACTTTTACATCATTAGACAAAATGTTATCACCTACATCTAGTTCTTCAAAGTCTGTAAAAACATCTGCTTTTGGTGTTTTTGTTATAGCTTTATCTGGTAATGGTTCTCCAGTAATAGTTGAAGTAATAATTTCACCTGTTGATACTACTTCTCTTGATTTACTTTTTTCTCTTTGAATTAACAATTTTTTAATATTTGCTTCTTTTAAATAAATATCATTATCTTGTATCATTTCATGCAAAGGTAAAACTAAATGACTTCCATTTGGATTAAGAATATAACTTCTATATTCCATACTAGTTGGATTAGCATCTAATGCTGTGTTTCTTTTACCCTTTAATAATATTTTATATCCAAATATAGAATTATCATCATTTTTTACTGCTTCTAATACAAATGTTTGATTCGGTATTAAGCTTATTCTTTTACCTGTATCTGCATCATTAAATGAAAACAATTCTTCAATTGACTTTGTTTTATTAGAAAAATTATCAGATATAGGTGATGATATAATTTCTATTTTATTTTCTTGTGTATCTGAAGGACCTACTGGTGCAAGAAGTGTACGATCTAATTCTTCATTTAATTCTATAGATTCATCTATACTTAACATTTCAAAACCATCTGCTATATCAGCAGTATAACCTTTACCATTTTTTAAATGGTTTAAAATTGCTATTGTAATCATAGCATGTTCAGCTTCTCCACCAGCTCTTTCTATAACATTTTTTACACCTTTAACAAATTTATGAGCATAAGTATCTTTTGCTATAAGATTAGGATTATTAGTAATACTAGCTATTGCTGGTGAGTTGTATTGACTTTCACTAAGCACTATTCTTTCGTCTAATGGAATAGTATTATTTATAATTGGTTTTACTAAATTCATTAATGCTACCTCTAAGTCTTGCTTACCATTTTCACGTTTATTGTAATAATTACGTAAAGTTAAAGTAGATAGCAAAGATTTTTTTACATGTGAATATGCTTCATCTATTACTACTTCATCATAATTACCTTTAAATAAATCTCGTACTTTATTTTTTATAAATAGTTCTCTTTTAACATTGCTATTTGATAGTGTTTCCATTCCTAATTTCTCTAAAGTTGAGTTTTCAAAAGCTTTAAACTGGTCATCACTCATCATAAAAAATGATTTCATGTCTGTAAAATATTGATTTTGAGTTTCAGCATCATCTGGTAATCCAGCGGCTGCTCTTAGTTTTATAAAATCACCATCTTTAAAATATGAATTAGTTGTAGGGTTATCTGCCATTCCTTTAAAAATTTCTACTTGTTTTTTAAAAACATCAAAATCATTAGTAGGTAAACGTAAACTTTGTAAAATTATATCAGGTAATTCTTGTCCTTTATCAGCATAGTTATGTACCATAGCTACTACTGCTTTTAATTTTCTTTCTTGTTGTTCTGCAGTTCCTGCTTGTAAAGTAGGAATTAAATTTTTTATATCAACTCCTTCAATACTATCTATAAAAGGATTAAATACTTCATTTTTTTGTTTTGAAGTTAATGATGTAGATTTCTTATTATTACGACCAAATAAACTGTCTCTAAATTCAGCCATGTTAGCATTGTTTTTACTACTTGAACTACCACTATTACCATAAGAAATTAATCTATCTTTAATTCTTTTAAGAGTAAGACTTTTAATTAAGTCACTTCCTGCAAACAATTCATTTAATTCATCTGGTGTATAATCTTTACCATTAAATTTATATGTTCTTTTGCTTTTGCTTGAGCCATTATCTATTGCTTTATATAAACCTTCTAAGTAATCTTTATTATCTAATTGATCACCTTCTAATGGAATAATACTTCGAAGGGTTTGTATTTTTTCAGTATCTAATAATATATTATTTAATTCTATTAACTTAGTATTGTTAGGATTTTGTAGTAATAACAATTCTGTATTTTCTTTTAATTTAGTTAAATTACTAGTATCATTTAATATTTTGGTAGTAATTTCATTAATAGATTCATCAACTCTTACTGATTTATTTGCATTTAATGTCTTACTTATTTCTGTATTAATTTGTGATCTAGCAGTTTCTTTAATATCAATCATTGCTATTCTTGCTTTGTTATAACCAATTGCATCTGTATCTATATTGTTTCTCATAATATTTTCTGCAAATTGTGTATCTATATTATCTTCTATAGTTTTTAAAAATTCTTCATTTATTTGATTATTATTTTTTGCTTTAGTAATTTGATTACTTATATCTTGTCTCATCTCTTGTAATGATAATTCCATATCAGAACGATTGCCTTTTATTTCATCATCTCTAACTAATGATTTATTTAATTGTTCTATTAATCTATTTCTACTTGCTTGAGTAGTAAAGTTTTCTAAAACAAATTTTTGATTAACTTCTACATTTGCACCATCTTTAGTTTTTATTGTTATAGAATTATCTTCTCCATTTAATATACCTGTTATTCCTTCTATAACATCACCATTTACTTTAGTGCCATCATTGCCAATATGTAAAACATCTGTAATAAAACTTCTTACATTTCCACTTTCTAAAAAAGCTTTTTTATATGTTTCTGCTACATCAGTTTGATCAAAATTAAGTGATACTAAACTTTGTAGTGCTTCATTAAATCTACTGTCAACATCTGGTACTCTTGGATCATCAGGATTTAAATTAGATCTTTCTACAATTAAATTGTCTAATCTTTTAATTAAATTATCATTTAGTCTATTATACTGCCTAGTTGCTAATTTTTTATACTCGTTATTTAAATGACCAGATATACGATCATTTGCTTTACTTCTTGTAAAATTTTTAAATTGTTCTGGTACTTCTTCTAATATACCTTCTACTGGTGATAACATACCACTTTCTAATTTATCCATATCATTAATTAAATTTGGATCAGACGACCAAGTTTGATAACTTTCATCTATAGATTTAGCAACTCTATCTTGTATAGCTTCTTTGTATTCTACACTTGCCGCTTTTTCAAAAGCCATTTGATAATATTGACCACCTACTTCTGGTACATTGTATACAGGTACTCCTTCTTTATTAAAAGACACACCATCTGTTTGACCATCTTTTATACCATCTCTTTCTGCTTTTGCTTTTGCTAGTGCTGTATATCTATTTTGTGAATCAACTGCTATTTTTTTTATTTCATCTGTAACTCTACTACTTGGTCTAGGATCTACTCTACCTAAATTAGGATTACTTACTCCAGACCTTCTAATAAGTGATGATGATAAATCTGTATATCTTTTTACCATTAATCGTAATTCCTTGTTGCATATCCATAGTTAGGAGAAGAAGCTGAATAAACTTTGTTTACATCTGTTTGTTTTGTAGAGCCACTTCTTGTTAATGCATAATCTGCGTAACCTGATGAAAGTGAACTTGCCGCTCCTAAAACTCCTGCTGTTGAATACGAACTAGCACCACTTGGTTGACTTGCTCTTACATTATTTACACTTATAGCTGAAGCTAATCTACTAGTTTCTACAGTAGAACCTAATCTTAAATTAGCTATATCTTTTGCTAAAGCTTCTTCTTCATACTGTACTAAAGCAAGAAAAGAATTATTTTCTAATCCTCTATTTAATGCTCTTTGTGTTGCTACACTTCTACGTAATGCTTGTTTTCTTTGGTTCTCTTGTTCTTTTGCATTTAACTTTGCTATGCGTGATTCTTCTTCTAACTGTGCATTTTGTAATGCTATTTCACCTTGCATTAACTGTTGATTAGTTCTAGCAATTCTTGCTTGTTGTTGTCCTTGTATTAAAGAAGAACCAGCACTAACTGCTGATGCTATTAATATTGCTGTTGTAGCTTCTACACACATTATATCATATACTCCATTATTAATCCTGTTATCTTAACTGGTAGAGGATCATCTTGTGTAATCGTAACAGTTGCATCTTTATTATAACCTAATATATAAAAATCTTTTTTACCTGAAACTGGTGTAGGAGCGATTGATAAGTCATCTGTTACTTGTCTAAGAATTAATTTATTACCAGATACAGATGTAGCTAATGCACTATTTAAACCTAACACAACTTTACTTATTCGTTTTGGTTTACCTTGTAAAGAACCACTTGGTATTACAGTTTCTACTGGCATTGTTTCTACATTTAATTCATAGTCAAAACCAACAGTTATTGTTGTTGTATCAAAACCACTAGACAATGTAAGTTGTCCTCCTGATGTTACAGCAAACTCGCCCATATAAAAATTACCACTTCTTACTTTTACAGTTTTACTAGCATAATTTGATAATCCAGTAAATACTGTACCTGCACTACCTATAGTAAATGTTGATGCGTGGTCAAGAGTATTTGATTCTAAACCCATTTCTTCTATATAATATGCACTATTTCTAAACACAGTAAAGAATAATCGAGAGCCTACTGCTTCAATACTTTTAAATGTTGCACCAGTTGTTGTTTTCCATTCAGTCCATCCAGCTAATTTTTCTGACCTAACTGCATGAAACACACCAGCAGTACCATCACTATTTATAAATATTGCATATGACTCTGGTCTTTCAGATGTACCTTGTAATACAGTCATGTCTATTGGTGTTTGTATAAGGTGACTAGCTAACACACTTATATTGGTAGCAGAGTATGATAATTCTAAATCTGTAAACAATAATTCTCTTACTGCTCTACCATGTTTTTGCACAAACATAGCACCACCTTCTAATGTTTTTACATTTACAAAACTACTGCCATGAGTTGTTTGTCTACGAGCAGTAAAGTTTGTTGGGGTAAGAGGACTTTGATCTCCTTGTGGGCAAAAAAATTCACCATTAGCTGTAAATATAAGTAAGTGTCTATTAGATAATAAATGTCTTATATCTGCTACTTGTGATGCTCCAATAGAAGATTGTATGCTATCTGAGTCATTAGCTTCTCCTAAATCAAAATTAAAATATTCATCTACTTTAGATGCCCATACCCAATCTGGTAAACTAGATGAACCACCAAACCACAGTCTACCATCATGAAATGTAGCACTAGCTGGATAACCTCTTACTGCACTAAATGTTTGTTCTTGCCATTTTGTATTTGCTTGATTTGCACTTGTTATAAATACTGCTGTTCCACCACCAGCGGCAGTATTGTTTGCATTTGTAGAACCACTAGCAGTTATTGTATATGTATCTTCATCTAATACAGTTATTGTTTTAGATCCATTTATTTCTGTACCATCTATACCTTCTATACTATTAGCACCACTAATAGTTATACTTGCACTATTTGCTAAACCATGTAATGGGTCATTTACAGTAATAACTTTTGTACCTTTTTCTGTTGTAAAAGGATCTGTTATTAACCTTTTGCGTAATGTTCCTAATATAGTAGCTGTTACTTGAGTAGCACTTGTATAGTTTGTAATAAGAAGTGTAGTATCTTCTATCATTAAATATACATTTACATAATTAGAATTAAAATGGTCAGCACTAGAAGTTAAAGTAACTGAACCTGTAGTACCACTTGCTGATATAGTTGTAGCTTGATTAGCAAATTTATAATATGGTTGATATACATTTGCTGTATCTGTATCAAAAGCATAATTACTTTTAGTAAATGTAGTTAAACCTGTTCTAAATAATTTTTGTGTTACCATAGAAGGATGCGTAATAATCATAGTATCACCAGCTTGTGTAAACTGCATTTCAAATAAAATGCTAGTAGTCCAAGCACAACCAGTAATAGATTGTACTAACGCATCTGTTTCTAAATAATATATATCTACTCTATTATTGCCAAATGCTAGTATATATTGTTCATTGTCATCAAAATCAAAACCAACAAGTCTAGCATTACCAGACAAACTTGCATATAGTTTTGTACCATTACGTCTTTTAAATCCACCTTGAGAAAACAAACTAACATTTTGCATTTGCTTTGCACCGTTTGCATAAGCATTAACATCACTACGCATATCCATTAATGGATCTAATTCTCCTGCTTGAAATGTAGTTTTAAGTTGTCTTAATATTGATTTTGTTTTTGCCACATTTACTCCACAATGCCTTCAATACTTCCAAGACCTGTAGAGTTACGAGTATTGTTAAATCTAGTAACTCGTAGTCTACTAGATGTTCTTTGTTGTGCGTCAAGATTCTTTGCTATAGCTAATTGTCTTTGTGCTTTTACTTCTAACGCATCAGATAGTGTAGTATTTTGTGCTACTGCAAAAGCAAATATAGAAGCTAATGATAATTCTGCTGTAAATATAAAGTATGCAGGAAAAAATTGCTCTGGATTTGAAGCTGTTTCATCATAAAAAGTATAATCAGCATATACTTTATCAGTTGAAACTGCATTATTATAAACCATATCACCATATCTTTCAAACTTTATGGGCATATCATTTATAAATATTCCATGTATTCCTACTAAATCACTTGGTAATTGGTATGCACTATCCCATTTATGATCTGGTGCATCTGTTAATCTTGATAGTTGTGCTTGTTTACTTGCAAATCTCCAACGATAACTAGATAATATATTTTTAATTGTATCTAAATATAGATTACTAGATACTGTACTTTCTGTTGTGCCATCTGAAAAAGAAGTAATAGGACTTGCTCCTATCATTACTAATGCTCTTGCACATATATCTATCTTTGTTGTTGCCATACAATGTTAGGGGGAGTTACCTCCCCCATACTCCGTTAAGCTAGTAATGCTACTGTTACCGAAGCGGCACCAGTTGCAGATGTTACAGTCGCTAGGTCTACTGTTGGTGTTCCACCAGTTGCACCTATTATAACTATTACATCAAATTGTTTTAATTCGTTAGTTACACTAGCAAAGTAATCTGTATCATCAATAGTGCCTATCGCATCTGTAGATTTGTAAATCCACATTCCAGGATTGGCACCACCAACCTTAAATAGATTTGTTGCATCTAAAGCCATTTGTACCTCCTATTCAGTTATTTGCACTTCAAAGACTGCGTTATCGTCAATTAAGACAACACCCAAACTCATATATGCTGTTATTAAATTAGACACTCTTTCTGGTATGTAATTGATTTCTGTTGTTACATCAGCACCCATTGCCACACCAAGACCAGTTCTATGATATGCAAAACATTGTCTTCTACCACCTGTTACTGGTAGTCCACTATGTATCATCCACATAAAACCAAGCCATCTTTTTGCTACCATACCACCTTTAAATGGAAGTTCATCTGGTCCAATGAAGTCAGCATCCGTAAATGCCGCTATCTGTAACAGATCAACCCAAGCATCAGGTGACACAATAAAGTATCTATCACCATCATCAGGTATATCATTCTCACCCATTGCGGCAAACACAGCTTCTATCTTAGCTTGTGTTAAACCATTTGAGTCAGAGTTACCTGATAAGTTTGATGTACCGTCAAGAGCAGTAGTTATAAGTTCGTCAGTTTTTCTTCCTAACGCACCAGCACTACTTTGTGCTACTACCATTCTTTCATCAATGTTGGTTTTTAATTCGTCAAGTCTATCTACATA